AAGACGAAGGAAGCGTTGCCGAGCGGCTAGAAAAACAAGCGCGGCAGTTTTTGAAAAGTCTGACGAAGTGGGACGAGATTTATTTTCGTCTTAGCGCGTCAGACTTAAAGGACAGTCGATGGGAAGGAAATAATTTTGGTAAGCAGCGCGTGAAAGACGTGGTAGTTGCTTTGAAGTGGCTAGAGAAGCATGATGTTACTAAGTACAACATCAATAGCATTTCTACGGCCAAACTTGGCACGGTAGTGGTGGGTGCATTGGCAGGTAAGAAAGCTCGTACTTCTGTGGACGATTTCTTGCCATTTGACACTAAGAAGATTAAGAAAGAAAATGGACTTTCCGACGACAGCTTGGCGGTGCTTAAGAAGCTTATGCGCTCCAGGAGAATGGACGGGCGCGTTATTGCATTGTTAGCTGATGAACTGAAAATGGCTTCTTCGCGTGAATAAGCTAGTGACTAGCTACACTACAAAGAATAGGATTGTTGTGTAAAAATGGCCGCTCCCGAACTGAGGCTTAATGTATCTCTAGACCTCGGTTTCTTTCGCCAGCAGCTCGTTAAGCTTACAAATATAGCGCAAAGTGAATTTGCGCCGAAGCTTAATGCAAAAATTAATCGGCAATCTCTTGATATAGAGCTTAATTACGTTTCAAAAATGTTTGCAAGGCGAGATTTTCGCTTGCAGGTTAATGATACATCAATTAAAGCGGCTCGCACGAACGCACAAAAATTAAAGAACACTCTTGACCTTATTGCACAAACTCAATACAAAATAAATGTACAAGGTGGCGGCAAGGGTTTTGCAGAAGGCTCCACAGGGGCAGCAGGTCTTTTTGAGTATATGCGGACGCAGGGGCTATCTGGTGGCGGTGCCACCGGAGTAGGTCGTTCCGCTCGTCTGCAGCAAGCACTGGGTGACTTAACAGTTAAACAGTTGCAAGCATTGGCCAAGCAAGAAGGCATCGTGGGCACAAGCAGGCTCAGAAAAGATTCGTTAATTGAAAAGCTGCTAAATGATTTAAGTCAGCAAGCAATGGAGCGAATTCTTGGCAACGCCAAGATGATGCTACAAAATGTTTTTCCTTATGTAGCAACTACTGGCGTATCGGGGCGAACTTTGGCCGCAAGAGTGACAGGTCAGATGCCCATGGGAAGCAGTCTCCCAGCTCTTCCACCGGCTGGACAAACGGCTGCGTTTTCAATGGGCACAATGCCTTCTAACTTAAGACAGCCTTCTATGCCCAGTGCAGGCATGATGGGTCCATCATCGCAGCTTTCTGGCGGTTATTTTGCCACGGGTAAAGCCTTGCAAAGCATTCAGCAAGCATATAACAAAACAAAGCCGTTTTTTGATACTAAAAGATTTCCCGTTACGGGAGCAATCGCAGAACTTGGCAGTGAATTTGGTACTGCATTAAAACAAGTGCTGTTGTATGGCACTGCTTATAAAGCGCTAGCGTTTTTAACTGGAGTGCCTGGCCAGGCTTTTGACGCTGCCAAGGGATTGGCAACATACAGAAACCAGCTAGAGGCGGTTACCAAGCAAACAAATACTTTTGATCAGTCCTTTGCTTTTGTTGATAATTTGGCCCAGCGTTTTAATGTTCCACTGGAAAGCGCAAGGCAAGGTTTTGTAAAGCTGTTTGCTTCAATGCAGCCAGCCGGTTTTGAACAAGGCCAGATTGAAAATCTATTTACTGGCATTGCTAAAGCTTCGGCTGCTTTTGGCCTTAGCGCTGACAAAGTTGATCGCGTAAATTACGCCTTTGCTCAAATGGCTAGCAAGGGCCAAATTATGAGCGAAGAATTAAAAGGTCAATTAGGCGACGTTCTTCCTGGCGCTTTGGGACTTTTTGCTAAAGCTGCTCAAATGAGCATTCCAGAATTCAGTAAGGCCATGGAAGACGGAGCCTTCAAAGGGAAGGCGATGGAGCAAGTGCTTGATAATGTTGGCATTCTTCTGAATACTAAATTTGGACCTGCTGCACAAGGAGCGGCAAAAACACTGCAAGGCGCCGTTAATCAAATTCAAAATAATTTGCAATTAATGTACGAAAGCATGACTCCCATTGTCAATGCTTTTGCTGCAACATTTGGCCCTCAAGTCAATTCTTTAATTAAAGATGTTACTTCTGTTGTTCAAGTTTTAACTGGCACTTTTGTACGAGCAGGGGAGGGCGTAAATGCTCTCACCCCACGAGCACAAGCTTTATACAATGCGTTCAAAACTTTAGAACCATCGCTAAGGCAGGCAGGCGCCGCCATTGCCGATCTTGGTGGTCGTTTTGCCACATTGCTTCCTGCAATTATACAGGCCACAGCGGCGGCAATTACTTTAGCCAGTAGTCCTTTGGGTCGAGGAGCATTACTTGCTGCCGTTGCCATTGGTACATTAACGGCGGCATTAAAACTTTTAGAAGTAACTGGGCTCAAAGCTGCCCTTAAGGGAGTTTATGCGTTTATTGGAGGATTGTTAAAGATTCCGGCTGCCACTGGAGTGGCAAGAGTCGCTGTTATTGGCCTTAGATTAGCAATCACTGGCCTGTTTGTTGGCGCGGTTTTAATAGGGTTAGATTTCTTAATTGGGAAGCTTCTGGGAATAGGAGACGCGGCTAATAATTCAGCCAGTGACATCCGGAGCATGGCAGCACAATTAGACGCATTGGCCGGGGCTGGAGACATCATTGGACTTGCTACTAAAAAACAAGAAGCTAATAATCAGGTAATAATTGCAGAGCGGCTCTTGCAAACATATCAAAAAATAGACAAAATTAACAAACAGGGCGGATATGGTTATGGTTCTATTTCTGCGCAAGAAAAACAATTCTTAAAGCAGTATGGTGAAAAAACTCTTCTGGGCGGTATCGAAGTCCAGGCCAGCACTGGAATAGCTAGCGCCGAACGCAAACTTGCTGCAGCACTAGAGCAAAGGGGAATGGTGAGCAGGTCGTTAAATGCAGCGGCGGCTCAAGGTCTACAGGCAAAAATAAATCAAGAACAGCAATTGCAATCTCAGTTGCAAAAAATTGACTTAAGCGGAGGAGAAGCAAAAGCCGCAAAAACAAAAGAACAAAACCTTGAAAGCTATGAAAGTCTTCGGGATACGCTTGCCAAAAACTTTACGCAAGCAGAGATGGATCGTTTGCAAGCGTTGCACGATCAACGTATGGCATTGCAAAATGAATTCTTTAATCAACAGGAAGCCCATGCCAATAGTTTCCAGAAGGAATCTATTAAATTCCAGCGAGAACTTGCGGCAATTGAAAACAAACGCCAGAGTGCATTGTTAAATGCAAACATGGAAGTAATGAAGGCGCGAGGAAGCGTGGCAGGAGGCGCCACTGGGACATCCACAACTGGGGCCACTGGACTCCTGCAGGGCAGCACGGGCATATCCAGTGGGGATCATTTTGATGTGAGAAGGCAAGATGGCTCGTACATAAGCCCAGAGCAGGCCAGGGCACTGTTCGACCCCTCCGTGCGTGGACGACTTGCCATGACTAGTGCCTATGGTCGTCGTCGCGTTTCGGTGCCAGGGGCGAGCACTTTCCATAGGGGCGTCGATCTTGCAGGGCCAGCCAATACGCCATTGAACCTAGCGGCGGGCTATACCATGGTAGGACAGGGCGAAAAAGGCGGCCTTGGCTACGCAGCATCTATTCGCGGGCCACAAGGGGAAATGTATGACGTGGGGCATTTGCAGCGTCCTAAGGTGGGCGCTGGTGTTCCGCGCAAAGTTCCCGGCAGTGAAAAACGCGACTTGGTGGCAGCTCAACAAGTGCAAATTGCCAATAGCCGGCAAATTATAATTAGCCTACATACAGAGGAATTGGCTTATGAAGAAACAAAAACAGCAATAGCAAATTACGTTGCGGCTATTTTCAGCCCAGAGGAACAGGCCCTGCAAAATTCATTACTTGCCAAACGTGGAGAACTGATTCGCGCTGGCATGGATGATGATGCAATTGAACTTGAAATGAGGCGGCATGAAATACAGGAAAAAGTAAACATTGGATTAAAGCAGGCAAAGAAAGATTTAGGCGAGAAGAAGATATCCCAAGATACATACAACAAAACAGTCGCCGGCTTAAATAATTTGCTGCCTGCGTCTAACAAGTTACTTGCCGAAAACAATACTTTAATCAAAGACAATGCCTACCAGGAAAGAATTAAGGATTTAAAAGAAACTATTAGGCTTCTGCTTATTGTCAATGACGAAGAGCGGCGCATTCAAGAAATAATAAGGGAGCAAAAAGTTGACCGAAGCAAAGCTCAAGAAATTTTCGATCTAGAAGAAGTTAAGAAAAATCTTGAAAGCGTTCGCGCCGCCATTGATGATTTTGTAGTTAGCACGTCTAGCGATTACAAAGGCTTCTTTAAAGCCGTGCTTTTTGGTGAAGATCCCGTGGAAGCGCTTAAGGAATTCCAAAAGCGCTTGGCAGATAAAGTGCTGACAATTTTTATTGACTTCACTATGGCCCCAGTGGAAAACTTTTTCAAGGAAAGCCTTCGCAACATCTTCCTTCCAAAAAGCATTCCGGGTTTGGACACGAAAAAAGAAACTACAAAAGATCCAGTGGAGGCCACTAATAAGAACACGGATGCTACTATAGCAAACACTACAGAGATTAAGAATCTTACGACTGCCATTCAAGGCATGGGTGCAGGAACGAATGCAACTTCTTCCATACAAGCTCCAACGGCAGGCAATGCTTTCTCTGATGGCAGCGCACTTCCGCCCATCGCTCCAGGCTTTGATGCAGGCAGCGTCTTTAGCAACCCCGAAGCACTAACTAGCGCTTTTGCAAGCATTCAGTCTTCAATTAGCACTTCCATGGAAGGAATTACTTCCTCTTTCCAAACGGGAGCTGATTCCTTGGCTAATACTTTGCCATCGTGGAGCGATGCACTTACCACTAAACTCCCCTCTGCACTGGCCACGTCTACAAGCAACACTGAAGGCCAAATTCCTAAATGGCAAGAAAGCCTTGGTAAAGTGACGCAAGGTATTGGCATTGCCGCTGGCGCCATCATGGGCATTGCTGCAGGCATTAGTCAAATTAAAGAAGGCGGCACGTCCAACGTCTTGGGAGGCATTGGTTCAATCCTCCTTAGCTTTGGCGGCGCTATTGGAGGCTTTGCTGGACTCTTTAAGGCAGCAAACGGTGCTGTATGGAAAGGTGGCTTCACTGCATTTGCTAATGGCGGCATGGTCAATGGTCCCACCTTGGGCCTTGTCGGAGAGGGCAAGTACAACGAAGCCATTGTGCCCCTACCTGATGGTCGTTCTATTCCAGTGCAAATGAAAGGAACAGGAAGTGGCTCCTTGCGCGATGCGATGGGACAAGTTCCAGGGCAAAGCAGCGCACCAATTCTTAATATGAGCTTCCAAAGCACAAGTATCAATGGAGTAGAATATGTTAGCCGTGATCAATTGGAACAAGCAATGGCTGCAACTCGCCGCCAAGCAGCTTCTGACGGTGCCAAGCGTGGCATGACCATGACCCTCGACCGCATCCAAAACAGCAGTTCCACTCGTCGTAGAATCGGGGTGTAATGGCTAACTTTCCTGCACTGAAGCCAACGGCCCGCAGTTTCCGGCTCGGCCAGTATCCGATCAAAACGTATCGGGCGATGTCTGGCGCGGTAGTACGCCGCAGCTTTGGCAACCGCCCGTTTGGCTACACACTCGACCTTGAATTTGCCAATGTTACGGAAGCCACCGTAAACAGCATCTGCGATCACTACAACGGCCAAGGTGGCGGCACCTTGGGATTCACAGTGCCAAAAGACGTATTTGCTGGTTATACCGACACGTTGCAAGGCAAGGTACGCAACCCCGATGGCATCGAGTGGCTTTACGCCGAGCCGCCAAGTGTCACCAGCGTGATCAAAGACATCAGCAGCGTCACCGTCAAGCTGGTGGGTGAAATCAAATGAGCGAGATTCGCATCGCGCAGTATTTCGATATTAAGCCTGCCAGCGGTGGGCGGCGTCGGTTTCAAAACTACTTCATTAATGAGAAGAAGAGTCTCTATGGCGTTCAATACGACTTTGCACCATTTCGCGCCGATGGCAGTGTTGCCAATCTCAACGGTGACAATGCTATTGTCCGTGTGTTGTTCCCGGCCACGGAGTTCAGCATCAAGCTGGTGGAGGAGGGTGACGGCAACCGGCTAAGCGAGTTGACACTAACGACGCAATGGCTTAATGCTAACGAGGCTATGGTTCGCTCCTATGACGAGTATTACGTCGGCATTGGTGCTAGTTTCAGCGAAACCACGGTTGAACTACGGTTCCGCACCGCCATGGATTCTGTCGGCGCACAGTTCCCAGCACGCACCTTGACCCGTAGTCTTGTGGGATTACTTCCCCTTAATTCAGATATAGTCTTGCGATGATCAATACCAACGAGTTCATCGGTCTTCGACGCGCTTGGGGCGCATTTCCAGGCGACGGCTCTGGAACGGTGGATTGCTGTTTACTGGCTGCCGAGATCCATAAACGCCTTGGTTACTACGATTACACGCCCGATATCCTTAAGTATTTTCAAACGTTCACCGATAGCACGTTTCCGCCCAGCATGATTCCCCGCTGGCTGCTGCAAAACGCAGATCGAATTAAATCACCTCGTCTTCATGCGGTTGTCTTGATGCGAGGCAAAGGCATGGGAGCTTTAGGAACAGTGCTTGAAGGTGGACAGATGTTATACATTTCTGCTAGATCAGGTGTTATTTTGGCGCCTATTGCAAACCAAGCGCAGCACTTTTTCTGGTTACGCAAATGATCCGCAAACTACTGCCTTACGAATACGACCTAATCGAGGCGCTAGGCGTTACGAAAGAGGAGTATCTGGACTTCGTAGCACAGCAGCACATCTATAAAGACCAAAAAGAAGGCACGGTGCTTGATATTCGCAACGCCGCGGCTACCGTCTCCTTGGTGCTGACAATCGTCGGCATTTTGTTTCAGGTGGCGGCAGTTCTGCTGGCACCAAAGCCGTCTGACATGGAAGGCACTGCCCAAAAGCGCGACCAGCGTATTAGCCGCCGGACTGGTTTTAACGGTACACAGGAACTCGCTAGCTATGGCGATGCCGTACCGCTGGTCTATACCAACACTAAAACCAACACATACGGTGGCGTGCGTGTGTCAACGCTGCTGCTGTGGAGCGCAGTGCTGAGCTTTGGCAACCACCAGTTTATGCGGCTGATGATGACGATTGGCGCTTCCAGCATCGGATCTATCGACCCCGAGCGCACCGCCATCGGCCAGTTCCCGGCGCGTGATCTAGTTACTAGCAACGTCTGGCAGTATTTCAACCCCAATGGCCCAACGCGCTACCGCAATCTGCTGCCTGTCGGATCGCTTGATGCAAAAGATCCGACAAAAGATGAAGAAAAATACACCACCGCACGAATTGCCTTTGGTGATGATTTAAGTAGCCAGCAAGGGTTCAGCCAAGCATTTTCACCGACAACCAGCGACAAGGTAGGCGTAACTGGCTTTATTCCAGTTAATGCAGAGGTAATGATTTTGACACCTAGGGGTGAACTTGAGCGCAAATTAGTTGACGTGGAGTTGGCAGGACGTGGAGACTACTGGGGCGACAATCTTAATCGCCCAACTGTGCCGGTGGGGACGGCATTAAGGCTGATCATCGGCGACACCAGTAAGGCGCTTTCGGAGAAAAACATCGCCGGCATTGCGGCGCAGGATGCTCAACGCGCTGCATCATCCATCGTGGATAATGGCGCATTGTTCAAAGCTGGCACAGCCAAATTTCGCGTGCGTAGCGCCGAGTACGCCGACGACGGCAACATTGAAACTTCAAAGCTAACCGTTGATCTTGTCTGCATACAAAAAGGCAAAATGCCGCGACTGCAATACAACATTCGACACTGGGTAGAAATCGGCGGATCAGAACGAGAAAAGATAGAAGATAAAATTAAAGAGCTGACAAAGCGGATAGAAGGAAGAGGCTATTTTTCACCGTTTGGCTTGCAACTCAATGGCGAAGATCAAATAAATCCTCGCATCGCCCACTTACAAAAAATACTTAAACAGGGTTACTACCTGAAATTTATCTCTAAAGACCTCCGCAAAGTTAAATTGACTCCCACACTACGCAAAAAAATTCAAGAACGTATTGAAGAGCTTATAGCCATAAGAGATACGCTTCAAGCCGAGATACAAGCATTATTTTCTCAGCTTGCTGCGGTTGTAGTTGCACCTTTTTACACTAAAGGCTTTGCCCGCATTGAAGAGGCTGCCTACGCCAGCGTTACCAAGTGCAACGTGCTGGATCTGGCGCTGCGTTTTCAGGTGTATCGCCGCCTTAATGGTCGCAGCAATGTCTACGGCAGCAAGCAGAGAGATTACGGCCACAGCCCCTCAGACAACGGCCCCAAGGCACGCACTGCCATGTTTGTCGTTTACTACACCTTGGACAGTGGCAAAGAAAACTACATCCCTTACATCTTCTGTTGCCGTGGCTTTAACGAGCAAGATGTATTCACTTATCTAAAGCTGAGAACACCTGGCGCCCCTAAACAGTTTGAAGTGCGACTGGAGCCCGTGGTAGATTCCTACACGGAAGTCCGCACCTTGAACATCAAGGGATACTGCTATCTAGACCCTGGCGCCAAGCCGAAAAAACTAACCATAGAGCAAACCGGTAACAACAATCTCACTGTTCATTTCAACGGTGTCCGCCGCGAGCCCAATGACAAAGATTACCCCCCGTTCAACAAAAATCCGCGTGATATTAGCGAGTTTGACCTGTTTAACTATGACGCCTACTCTAACTCGTCATTCTCATTCGACAACGGCCCCGAAATCCAAATCACCGCCGTCAGCGAACAAGTGCTAGAAGAGTGGGATAGCCCTAACAACGCTAACTATGACAAGATTTATCGCAGCTTGTCTAACTTTGCCTTGCACGTCGTCTCTGGCGCTGGCACGCGAGATCTGCGTAACGTGAGCGTTTGGGTCAATCAAGGCAAGCGGGTTCGCACGCTAAACGAAGATGGCACCTACACGTCAGACAAACCCAAATCCAGCTCGTTTGCGCCTGAAATCTTTCTAGACACGGTACTGGACAAGGATAACGGCATCGGCGACTACGCCAAGGTTCATGCAGTGGATTTGCAGCAGCTAGGCAAGAGCAAGCGCTTCTGTCGTGTCAACAACCTTTACATGGATGGCGTCATCGCGGATCAACGCTCGTGGCGGCAATTTTGGAGCGAAGTTGCACCGTTCAGCTTGTTGGAACTTGGCAAGATCGGCGGACGTGACACGCTGGTGCCGGCGTTGCCGTATAACGAAGATACGGGGCAGATTCGTGATACTGAACCTATACTAATCAGCGCCTTGTTCAACCAAGGCAACATCCTTGAAGGCAGCCTAAAGGAGGAGTTCATCGACTATGGCGCCAGCACCCAAGATGTGATTGTGACGGTGCTTTACCGCGACGTAGAGCGTAACGGCCTGTTCCCACGCAACAACAGCGTTGAGATCAGGCTCACTAGCACCGAGGAAGGTGATGCCATCCGCGAAACCATCGACGCCTCGCA